GGTACAAAGAAAAGGTCTATATCCTTATTGTTATCCAATACATTTGGTAATGCTTTTAAAAATTTGGAATCAATCAATTCATCTGCATCTAATTGATAAATAAATTCTCCACTACAATTTGCATTTAGATGATTTTTAAAATTAGCAAAATCACCATTTAAAGGATATGATACTAATTTATCTATTTTATTTTCAATTAAACTTTTATTTAGAAATTCTATAACTTCTAATGTAGTGTTTGAACTATCATATTGAACAACTATTTCAGTAGTTTTTGTTCTTTTAGCTAAAAGCTTAATTAAATTTTCTATTTCTTTTATTTCCGTTGAGACCGTAACTGCAAAGCTTAATTTCATATTATTTTATTACTTTTTTTGGTGGTGGAGGTGGTGGTGTTGTTTTTGTTGGTATTATAAATTTACCCAATTGTGGATGTGTTTTAACAAATTTTTTCCAATCAAAATACACTTCTCTCATATTTTTTATATTTTTTATCTTATATGTTCTATATGTTTCATAGTAATTCATGATAAGATTATTGCTACCAATCATTCTTTGATAGAAACTTCTACCAAATGGCTCATCCACCACATACGCATTTCCGTTATTTCTATAATGTAAATCCTTTCTCTTTAAGAATGTGTTTTGATATTCCATATTAAGTGACTCCTGTATAAATTCTCTATTCATAATTCGTTTAAAGAATTTAATAAAAGTATTAATTGGTAAATCACTTACTCTTATTGCATGTATTAAACCGGTACTTTTGACCGTACCAATTACCATTAAAATAGGTGCTTTTGTTCCACCATAGTTTTTACTTTTTCCTTCTACTGTCGTATAAGACCACAATCTATAAAAACCCCCTGGTTGAACATTCATAGGTGGAACTAATACTTCTCTTTTAAAAAGAGGTCTATAATATGGTAAATTATCCGGCATCGTCTTCTACTATTTCAAAATTTGGAAGATTTAATGGTATAAATTGTTTTATCGGTGGAACATAGTTTGTTAAGATGGTATCAAATAATTTTGTCATCTTTTCTAAACCAAAGTTTTGTAAATTTTGTTTTCCTAATTGATAAGCAGGTGTTTTATACTTATCATAGTTAGTATAAATATCTTTAAATTTCTTAAGAGCTTCATTGTAATTTACATAAAACCATTTGCTTCCTTTAATTAGGAACTGATTTTGTGCACTTTCATGTACATCTTCTAACTTACCATCTAACAATACTGCACCATCTTTTAAGAAATCTAGATGACCGCTCCAATTAGATGCAATCACCGGCTTTCCCGTCAAACTGAATTCTAATAATGGTCTACCAAATCCTTCACCATGTGTAAATGAAACCATTGCTTTTACTTTTGGGTGGTGATAAACTCCATTCATTTCTTCCTCTGTAAATTCACCATGTAACAGATATATTGATGGGGAAATTTTAAATTGTTCAGTAAGTGTTTTTATTTTAGCAATCATTGATTCTCTATCCAATACACTAAATCCTGCTGATGAAGTTTTTAAAACTAATGCAGGTGCATTCTTTTGTCCTGCAAATGCTAGACAAAAAGTTTTTATTAACATACCCACATCCTTTCTATCGTGTCCCAATCCACCTTGCAACCAATGACCTGCAAAAAGAAATACAAAATCTTCTTTTATTTGGTCTAATTCGGTAATATATGGAATGGCATCTGCTCCAAATGTTTTTTCATTAAATCCTTCAAAAAGAACTTCAATTGGTTTTGCAATTCTATGTTCTGCTATTACTCTTCCTGTTTGATTATCTTTTTCTGTATAAGCTGTTTTTTGTAAAACTTCTTTTGTAAATTGAGAAGGTACAATAATTAAATCCATTTTGTTACAACCATGAATAAATTCAATTGGTGCAGCGGTTGTTTCAACACCTGCTGTAATACCGATATTATATGTTCCTTTTGCTTCAAATTCGTTTGCTACGGTCAATTGAATGTATACGTCTGGTTTTCTAGTAACTTGTTTTCCTATTAAATTTAAAATCTGTCTATCTTCTTCTGTGTTTCGTAGTCCCGTCATAGGAGTTGACCCCCAACGAGTAGATATTACAACTATGTCAAATTTATTCATATCAATAAGAGACCTAACTAAATCTCTTGCGTGGTCACCATAACCACTTCTCGTTGCCACAGGTCCTTGAAATACTAATAAAGGTTTTTGAATTTCTGCCATTTTATTTTATTTTAAACAATTCATATTTTTTTCTTGGTTTCCAATTTTTAAATGCACCTTCCATTCCATCTACCAATGTCTGACACATATTTTCTGCACTCAATCCGCCATCGCCAAGCATCCACTTTCTACCCTTTAAGCCGGCTGCTTTTCTCGCCTCTCTTCCAATATCATACCAACTTTTAATAAGAGGTGTTACATCATCAAAATCAATTCTATCATCAAAGATATATGGAGTTGGTACAGAACCGGTTGCTGAACGAACTGGCCAAATTGGTTTAACCCAATCTCCATATTTTACTTTATCATATTGTTTTTTATCATGCAAAGAACCAATCTTTACATAATCATCAGCGGTTAAATATTTTCCATCAACTTCAAATCCACATTGGTCTTGTAAACCACCGGTTACTGTCGTAATTATAGGAGTGCCCGCCATTATAGATTCGGCAGTACCCAATCCAAATCCCTCATTAGAAGAAAGTGTAAGTGTAATATCTGCTAAATTATACAATAGATTTAATTCTTCGTCTGGTCTTTTTCTATCATCAAAAATTACATTACATTCACTTATACAACAATCTCTAACAACAGCTGGGAGGTCTGTTCCATTATCGTCAATAGGTTGTGTGTGCATTATCATAACAACCTTTTTTTGTTGTTCTGGACTTAATGATTTAACAAATTCATTAAATGCTAAAATCGCTTCAATTGGTTGCTTTCTTCTAATATTTCTATTTGTCCAATAAACAATAAAATCATATTCTTTATCACCTAATATTTGTTTCTTAAAATCAGAAGGAACATCTACTGGTTTATATACATCTGAACGAATACCATGTGGTACATAACTCACTTGCCAATCTTCTGGTTGTTTCCATTGAGATTGTGAATTACTTCCCCAAACTCTTTTCGTAATACCATAAGTTTGTTTAGAAATACATCCAATCCAATCACAACTTTCGTAATAATTACGATTATATTTTGGGTCTGGTAAATCATCCCAAATATGATAGAAAAATATTGGTGTGTGCTGTCTGATTTCATGCTCAATTTCATACAGCCAAATCCAATATCTTGGGTCAGTAAAGTGTAATACCGCATCTGGATTTTCTGCGTTTAAAACTTGTCTTAAAGTATCTGGTGTTCCATATCCACTACTTGCATAAATTTTAACAGAAGCATTTTCTACACCTGTTCTATTTTTTATATCTTCGGATAAGTCAAATACCTTTCCTTGTTCTGGGTGATTGATTGCTGCACCTAATTGTACCCAATCATATTTATCAACTGTCCCTAAAACTAATTGACGAGAAATTGTTGCAATACCACTCGTCATTCTTAAATCATCTGATAGTAACAAAATTTTCTTTTTTGCCATAACTTTTTTTAAAATTGTGAACCACTAACTTGTAACTCCGTACATTGTTTTATTTGCTCTCTATAATCTGCATCTTTAACATATAAATGTAAACTTCTGTTTACTACTTTTTGTAAATTTGTTTCATCTTCAATGGTATGAATTTTGAAACGATTATATAAAGTTTCCAAAACCTTAACAGAGGTAAGTCTTGTTTTTACTTTTGACATATTTTCCTCCTTTTATTTTATTTATATATATAAATATATATTTATTTAAAAAGAGGACATATTTTTTTATCTTTAAATTCGCACCATCTACAATTTTTATTTTTTTCTCCTGGATTTGGTGTATAATCTGCTTCCATATTATATGAACCATCCTCTTTAAAAACTGAATGCACGAATTCCATAAATTCTTTTACACCTTTTTTGACAGTAATTGCTCCATTTGCAGGTGCAAATACTGAAATATGTGGTATTGGATATTCATAATCTTTATTTATCTTTCTTTTAATAATGTGATATTCTACTTTAATCTTATTAATATCAATCTTATATTGTTCCGAAAGAAAATGTTTATATAACAATAACTGATTTAGTTTTGTTTTATCTTTTTTCATATCTTTAGTCCAACCACTTCTACTTGTTTTAAAGTCAATAATTAAATGGTCACCAGATGGTTTGTGTTTTAATAACACATCTATAAATCCCATATAGTTTACATTTTCCTTAACTTTGATGTTAAGTGCTCTTTCAACTCCTACCAATTCCCATCCTTTTTTAGAAAAAATTGTATCTGACTTTTTTGCAAACCAATTAAGAATCTCTATACCATCACCATAAAATTCTTCTAATTCTTCTTTTGTTGCAACAATAGTACCATCCGGTGCTTTTTCTTGTTCTTTTTTGAAATTTTCTCGTAAACTATCCAATAACATTTTTTTCAAGTCAATTTCATTTGCTTGTTTTTTGGATATACCATAGAATACGGTCAAATAATGTTGCAAAACTTCATGCATAGCAGTACCAAATATAGTATTGATGTTTGATGTACTTTCACTCAAGTCATCTATGTATGCCAATTTGTATTGTTGCGGACAATTTGCCCACATTGTATATTGAGAGTAACTAACTTTTGCCATTTAAATTTTAAGTTTTAACTTCGTAATTTCTTTTTTATCTATTCCATATTTTTCACATAAAGATTGAATATGTTCTCTACCACTTCTAGATTCATATAAAATATCCAAATATTCTTCAATATGTTCTTTACTTTCTTCGTATTCTTTTACCATCAAATCATATAAAAAATCTTCATAGTCAGTTGTTTTTTTACCTTTCATCCATTTAAGATAATATTTTTTCTTTGGAACTAAATCTATAAGAGTTTTGTATAAAATTTCAGGTTCCATTTCTTGTGCAAGAGATTGTATTTCCCCTATCATTTCAATAAGTTCATAACTCATAGAAAGATAACGAATAATCATATAATTACTCCACGTCTTTTTATCTTCTTCTGATATTTTTTTGAAATAATTTGGGTCTTGTACGGATGTAACTGCATTTATATGGTCAAATAGACCTAATCTTTTATTAGCTGATGATTCCGCCATTTGCTGGTTTTATTACTTTGTTTTTAAATTCTTCTGGTATTAATTCATCACAAACTGTCCCACAATTTGCACATAAAAAAACATCATATGGTCCCATAACATCGTTTGGTAACATAGATACTAATCTACTTAATTTTTTTACTTTTACTGCTGGTAAAAATATATCTCCGTTGCATTTAACACATTGTAATTCCTGTGCTTTACTCCAATCCAATTCCTGTACCGGTTGTCCTTTTTGCATAACTTTTTATTTAATAATCATTAATAAATCCATTTCTCTACAAAGATAATAGTCTTTGTTGTTTAATTTAATAGTTGATACACTCATACTACCACCGGGTAACATAACACTATCACCAACTTTAACTGCCATAGGTATAAGAATACCATCATTGGTATATATACCATCACCAACTGATACTACTTTTCCTATTTTATTATCTCCCATTTTGACCGTATCTGGAATAATAATTCCATTAATTGTTTTTTCTTCTGATTCAATTTCTATTAGGACTCTATCTCCCAATGGTTTTGCTGTTTTAAAATTTTCTGTCATTTTATTTTATTGTATTAATAATTCCAATCATTGTTGCCATAAACATAATCTCTTTGTCTATAACAAAGGTATCTTTGTACATACCATCTGCAATTGCAATAGTTACATTTGATGTATTTCCACTTGCATATTCATCAACTTTTTCATATAGGTAAGAATAAACTTCTGCAAAGTTTTTTACTTTTGCATCTAAAACAGTCTGTCTTACTTCCATATAAGTTGTTCTTCTATCTGCTTCCGACTTTAAGATGTCAACTATTTTTGTTTTAAAATCAGAACTTACAATTGATTGTTTATCCAATTTCAATTCACCCTTTGATGATTGTAATTGACAAGTATTTAATACTCTACGAATATCTGGATAAAATTGTTGAACAATTTCACTTAATACTTTTGGTTCAAATTTAATTTTTTCGTTTTCCAAAATAGAGGCTACATGCACCGCAACATCTTTTTTAGTTGGTGGTGTTACTGCAAATGTTTGACATCTACTTAAAATTGGTTCAATAATCTTTTCATGATAATTGCAAGTTAGAATAAATCTACAATGTTTTGAAAATGTCTCCATTAGATTACGGAGAATTGCTTGTGCGTTTGGAGTCATATAATCAAACTCATCCAATATAATGATTTTGAATCCTTTGAAACCCGCACCACTTGCGAAGTTTTTTACTTTGTTACGAACGGTCTCAACATTATTTTCATCCGAAGCATTGATAATCATACTATCACATTCAATCGAATTAACAATAAGTTTTGCTAATGTTGTTTTACCAGTCCCGGCTTTGCCATAAAGCAAAAGGTGTGGAATATCATTTTCATCAAGATATCCCTGCACCTTTTCTTTTAATAGTTCGTTACCTATATATTCACTTAATTTATTAGGTCTGTATTTTTCTACCCAAAGTGAATTATCTTTTTTAGTTGTTTCGTTTGTAGAGAAAAAGCTCATAATTATTCGTTATTTTATACAAAAATACGAATATTATTCCATTCTACCAAATTTATTCATCTATATCTTCAAATCTACCATCTTCTTCCTCGGATTCATATACAATATCATCAATTTCGGTTACATAATCCCATATTTCATCCAAAACTGAACTTTCTATACCTTCTTCGGTTTCTAAAATTCTTAAATTTTCTCTAATTTTTTGTGTTAATTCTAATATACTTGCCATTACGCTAATAAATTATAGTATTCTTTAAAATGTTTAATTCTATCTGCTAAACCAATTGTTCCACCATTTACTCTTTTAGTAATTGATGTTACTACTGCGTCAGTCGCACCACCATCAGCCATTATATGTAATTTGTTCTTATTGAAGAACCATGCTGCTGATAATAACGCGTATTTTTCAGCTACTACTTGTGGGTTTGTTGTTACATCTTCCCCGATTGCTTTACCAAATGCAGT